AAGGTAAAAACCAAGATAAGGTATGGGATCAGATATTAGTTGATAATGGATCAGTAGCTAATCTATCTAATGATATTATAACAGAGGATGAAAAAGAAATATTCTTAACTTTCCCTGAAATTAACCAATTAGCATTAGTTCAACAGGCAGCTATTCGTCAAAAATATATTGATCAAACACAATCCTTAAATGTTGCTTTCGACCCAACTGATTCTCCTAAATGGATAAATCAAGTTCATATGGAGGCTCATAAACTAGGCATTAAAACACTTTATTATTTAAGAACTGACAGTGTAATTAAAGGAGATTTAGGTTCTAGAACAAGTGAGGATTGTTTAAGTTGTGATGGTTAACAATATGTATAAGTACATTAATTAAATTATTATAAATTATGGCACGTAAAAAAGCAGTAAAAAAAGAAATAGTCGAAAAATTAAGTGCGGCTAAAAAAATAATCAATGCAGTTAAAGCATGGTTAAAAGGAAACGGAATTGAAGGTGTATTAGGTCTAATTGTAGGTTTATTCCTTTGGTCTTTTGGTTACAAAATCTATGCAGGATTCGCATTAGGTGTATTTGCTACACGTAATTGGGATTTGGCAAAAGGATGGTTGCTTAGATTGCTAAAAAAATAAATAATTTTTTTTTTAAAAGTTTAAAGAGGGGTGCAATAGCATCCCTTTTTTTATATTTATAAACAAAACGTTCCAATTAAAACTGTTCTATTATGTTAAATAAAATAAAAAATAACTGGATGGCTTTTAAAGATATATTTAAAGACGAAAATGATGTAAATGAAAAAAGTGTAATTGGATTTTTATCATTTGCCGTAATGGTTATATTTGCGATTGTTGATTTAGTAACAGGATATTTTAGTAAAGATTTAGTAATTAATGAATTTATCTATGAATCATTCTTGATTATTACTTTAGGTTGTTTCGGCATTGCTGGGTTAGAAAAAATCTTTAGTAAAAAGGATAAATAATGGATGGAAATGAACCCCTATTAATTGCCCTCATATCAGCATTAGGGATAAAAGAAATTTGGACTATTGTTAAAAAGAAAATGGACCAATCTGCCTCTAAAGATGCAAGAGAAGATAAATTATCTTTACAAGTAATATTAGAGTTAAAAGAAAAAATTACAAATTTAGAAGAAAAAGTTAACACTTTAATAGATGAAAATATTCATTTAAAAGTTAAAGTAGCAAGAATGGAAGAAAGATTATTAAAAAATGCTAAAAACCATGTTAAGAATAAATCACTATAATATTTATTAATATGCTATTAAAAGTAGGCTCACGCGGTAACGAAGTTAAAGAACTCCAAGAATTTCTAGAAATTGGAGCTGATGGCATCTTCGGTAAAGGTACCGAATCTTCTGTTAAAAAATGGCAATCTGAAAATGGTTTAGTAGCTGATGGTATTGTAGGTCCTGCAACCTGGGATGCTATGGGATTAGCTACAACTGATGCTTCAGAACAAATTTACACTACAGAAAATGGATTAGTTGTTGAAAAATATTTCCTACCTAAAGATGAATATAAATCAGGCCCAACAAATAAAGAATATGTTTTCTTACACCATACAGCAGGTTGGCATAACCCATTTAAAACAATTGATCATTGGGGTAGAGATAGTAGAGGTGCAGTAGCAACTGAATTTGTATTAGGTGGTCAATCCATTAAAGGAAATGATAACAAATATGATGGAAAAATGGTTCAAGCCTTTCCCGAAGGTGCTTATGGATGGCATTTAGGAAAGAATGGATCCCAATATATGCATATCCATTCAGTTGGAATAGAAGTTAATAATTTTGGTTATATTAAAGATGGTAAAACATATGCAGGTACTACAGCCCATGAATCACAAATTGTAGAATTAGATAAAGAATTTAGAGGACATAAATATTGGCATCGCTACTCAGATGCTCAAATAAAAGCTTTACATAAGTGGATTTTATTTATTGCTGAAAGAGATAATATTGATGTAAGAGTAGGCTTACCAGCTTTAATTAAAGAAAAAGGAGCAGAAGCTTTTGAATTTAATAGCGATGCCTATTATGGAAAAATAAAAGGACTTTGGACACACACAAATACTAGAAAAGATAAATCAGATATGTTTCCACAACAAGAATTGATGGATATGTTAATAACTTTATAACAATGCAAACAAAAATTTCAATAGTGGGGATAGCATCATTTTGTACATATCTTTGTACGTATTTTTTAAAATTATCAATGGATAATATGGAACAATATTTAGCAGTAGTAGCAGTACTATGGTTAGATGGTGTTTTTGGTATTTGGGCAGGAATAAAAAGAGAAGGATTTAAAACTTATAAAGCACTTAAAATAACAAGAAATACAGCTGTATGGTTAGTTATATTAACAGTAATCCTAATGGTAGAAAAAGGATTTACAGGGACTGCTTGGTTATCTGAAGTAGTTATCGTACCGTTCATGGTATTACAGTTAATAAGCGCCCTTAAAAATGCATCTATGGCTGGTCTAATTAAAATGGAAGTATTTAATAAAATATTAGATCGTATAGATAAGCATAAGGGTTTTAGAGACTAAAACTTAAAATTATGCTTAAAAAAATTCAAGAAAGAATATTTCCATTTATTATCGCACTATCAGCCTTATCAGTTAGTGCTTCAGCTGCTTTTTATTCAGTAAGTGGTCTTAGTAAATTATTTGCGGGTGCAGCATTTGCAGTTATAGTAATGGCTGCTTCTTTAGAGGTAGCTAAATTAGTAATTGCTTCTTTACTTTATCAGTATCGTAAATCTTTACCCTTTTTTCTCAAAATATATCTTTCAATAGCTTGTTTTGTATTGATACTAATTACTAGTATGGGTATTTATGGTTTTTTATCCGCAGCATATCAAGAAACATCTGCTAAAGCTGGAAGTATAGATTCCCAAATTGCATTGATTGAAACTAAAAGAGATAATGTTAAGGAACAGTTAACGGTATATAATGCGGAAAAAAGCACCATTAACGGGGCAATATCTGATTTACGATCCGGTTTATCTAACAATAAAATCCAATATACAAACGCTGAAGGGGTAGTAATAACTACAACATCTTCATCTACTCGTAAATCTTTAGAAAAACAATTAGATCAAGCTATTAATCGCCAAACCCAAATTAATTCTAAGGTAGATACTTTAAATCAAAGATTATTTGATTACGAAACCGAAATAGTAGAAGTATCAATTAATAATGATATAGCTGGAGAATTAGGCCCACTAAAATATCTCTCAGGATTAACTGGGATACCTATGGATCAAATTATTAATTATCTTTTATTAACTATTATATTTGTATTTGACCCTTTAGCTATTGCTCTTGTAATTGCTGCTAACTTTGCTTTTTCAAAACTTATACCTAAAACCAGAGAAAATCTTTATGGTGAAAAAGTTGAAATCAAAGAAGATAATGGTTGGGATTCAACATTAAATGACGGTTTAGATGATGACGAGGATGGAGAAAGCATTTTGGATGTGAATTCCCCCTTACCTGGAGAAGAAGATGAAAAAGAAGGTGGGTTCCCTAAAGGCTACGCAAGTGAATCTTCCGAAGAACAAAAAGTAAGAGAAGATAAATTATTAGATACATCCTCAACTTCAGGGTGGAGAAAAAATAAAATTTTAAATGAAAGGGCAAAAGAAAACCCTGAAGGAGATAATGATCTTACTATAAAATATTAAAGACTTCCGCGCAAGGACTTGGAGAAGCGAGAAATTGTTCGTATATTTACGGGGTAAATGAGGCGCGAAGCCGAGTTAAGTATTAAAAAAATAAAGGTTATGCAAGTTAAAATTAAAGTTCAAGCACAGTATTTCGAGAATTACAATGTTGATGCAGATGGTTTCAACAATTATGGTGATAAAAAGCCTCATTGGAAACCAAAAGGTGGTCAAGAGTTTATTTTCCCCGTTGATAGTGATTGGGCAATGTATGTTGATAGAGATGAGATGGTAGAAGCCATTGATCAAATGCTTGCTAATCAAAGCAATGTTGCTTGTAAATATGAGTATCTTGAACATGATGTTGATTTCGGTACTCCAATCGTTCTTGAAGGTCTTCAAGAAATGCGTAATGAAATATTTGCTTAAATAATAAAGGTTATGATAGATAAAGAAGGATGGATACAATATTGTAAAGACAGAGGTATTATATACACTGACACTCATATAATATATAAATTAAAAAATAAAAAGTTATGACAGATAAAGGTAGAATAGAAGAAACATTTAAACAAGAAGTTTCTTCTGATGTAAAAAAAGCATTAGAGTTAATAAGTAAAGGTTTTTATTTAGCAGAAAACAATACTGCTTTAGAGCATAAAGAGGGTGGTTATTTAAAAATAAGTAAAGGAGTAACTAATTATTTCAACAAATAATGAATATAATAAGTAAATTAGAAGGATATAATAGTAAGTGAATTAGGTGATATTTAAAAGAGTAATTTAAAGACTTCTGCGCATCTGCGTGGATACCGCAGGAAGTGTTCGTATATTCACGGGGTAAATGAGGCGCGAAGCCAAGCATTTAGATATTAGAAAAAAAATAAGAGTTATGACAAATTACGATTTATACGAAGCCCAACAAGAGTACAATTATTTCGAAATGTTGGTAAATACCAAAGAGTATGTTACCAAAGATGAATATAATTTCATTGTTAAGTATGACAAAACTGAAAAAAATAACTTCAGTTATGTTGATAGTTACTTAGGTGATTATTTAAATTTTAACGTTTATAGTGAGCATGATCATGAAAAACGTCAATATGAAATGGAGATAGGATAATGAAAAAAGTTTTATACTTACACGGATTAGAAAGTGGACAGGGTGGTCCAAAAGTTGATTACCTAGCAGATAATTGTTATGTTCATGCCCCTGAAATGGATTATACCCGAAAAGATATATTTCCATATTTAATTCAAATGATGGAAGATTTTGATCCTGATTTAATTATTGGTTCTAGTATGGGTGGTTATGCTGCCTATATGTTAAGTGGATTTTATGGCACCCCCATTATAACATTTAACCCAGCACTCCATAGTAGAAAATTTGATCCTAAATTTCCAAATAAAGTTCAAACTTGTTATCCTGGTAAAGCTACAATAATTTTAGGAGAAGAAGATACAATAATTGATCCTAAAAAAACAATAAAATTTATAACTGATCACATAGCAAATGGTCACCCACAGATAAATATAGAAAATATAAATGGTATGGGACATAGAATCCCACTTGATATATTTATAAATAAAATAAAACATGAGCTTTAACATACACAAATGGTTTAGAAATAGTTATCTAAACGAAGAAGAAGGATTTGAAAAAAACTCTTGGGAGTATCTTACAGATAAGGAAAAATCTAAATTTTCAGATGAAATATTTGATTTAATAAATAATGCATATGCCCCTATAGGAGGTAATCCAAACTACCAATCACCATCAGATGTAGATGGTAGTGAGGGTGATGCTAATTATTTAGTGATAGATTTTGACGATGATCCTGAATTTGATGCTGTAATAGTTGATAAAACTAAACCATCAGGTAAAAAAGCAGCAGCATTGGGGCATGATGGTTCCCCTGCAGCAAGATCTATTGCCGTTAACTTTGCAGCGTTAATGTTAAAAAACAAAGGACATTATATTGAAGTATCAGGTAAATTAAAAGATATAATGATAGCAAAAGGTGTTCCTATAGTAACAGATGAGAAAACAATCAGAACTGCTTTAAAAGGTAAAGATATTGAAATGAATGATGACGGAACTTATCAACGTTCACTTGGTGGTGAAATCCACACTAAAACGATGATGGGAAATCCATTATAGTAAAAATATCCTAAAGACCTCCACGAAGGGATTTGGCTTAGCCATATCCCTTTCGTATATTTACGGGGTAAATAAGGCGCGAGCCTAATAAAAAATAAAAGTTATGTCAAACAAAGAA